CAAAATCAATTATGGAGGTCCAGATGAGCACCGTTGTATCAACAGCAGTGCGGAAAACTGTGGTGGCCCGGACGTATCTCGGGCGGACAACGTATTCTACTTACAATAATGCAAGTGAGTATTATACAGAGTCATTAAAGGAGAGCGTGGACACAGGCGTTTTCACACCTGGGTTTTACCGCATTAATCCTTACCACATTTCATCTGAAGTGTGGGAGCATACGAATGTAACCGATGATTCGGAAGCATTAGTGTGCTCTTACACGGGTCGTTGGAACGTTCACTACGAGTCAGTATCCACCGGTCAGTACATGAATCGGTGTTTCAACTCTGTAGTGAGAAGTTACTTCGGCGATCCTGACTTTTCAGATTTTAGTAATCTCGCAAATCGGACGTTAAATCACGTCTATAGCAAGGTTGCTAGATCTGATCTTGGAATTGGAGAAACTCTTGGTGAATACAAAGAGACTCTTCAAATGCTACGTTCTCCCCTTAAATCCTTGAGAGATTTCCTCACAGGGAACGATTACAGAAACGTGTCGGCGTTAAACCGCCTCACGCGGTACCTGAAAACGGGTACCTTTAGTCGTAAAGGGAAGGTAGCACGGGATTCGGCTAAAGCAGCTGCCGATACCTGGTTAGAAATGAGATATGGCATAAGGCCACTCATTATGACTGTCCAAGATGTAATTGAGTACATTGAAGAGCGGGAGAAGAAGTTATTCGACCCCAAAGCAATTCGCTCAAGGCGTTCCATCAGAAGTGAGACAGACCAGGATAAATATTCTGGTTATGATTTAAGTCTCTTCTTCTCACAAGGAGGTTTAGACATAAGTCTTAATGCAACGAAAGTTGATATTAGGACCGTCAACGCTTCCGTTCAGTACCGGTGCGCTTTTGCACCAACCTTGTTTGATGAGCTGGGTTTATCCGCTCAACATTGGCCTGAGATTGCCTGGGAATTAACTAGGCTGTCTTTTGTTGTGGATTGGTTGTTTGAAATCGGACCCTGGCTGTCAGCCAGGCGGATTAACCCAGGTGTTACTATACTTGGGAATACCGTCGGTTACAAACTCGAACGTTCGATCACTGTGGATGAGGCTTCTGCCAGACCCCACATTGATGAAGCTGCTAATGTCGGAGAAGACTTTACCGATAACAGTAGCTACAAGCTCCGCTCTTATGAGAGGAAGACGAATGTTCAACTACCATTGTTACCACAGTTTAGCTACGGGGACACTATTGATCTGTTTAGAACAATAGATGCCTTGTCGCTAATAATGCAGCCTGCGCTGCGAAAACTCAACAGGAGGTAAGACATCATGTCTATACTCTCACTAGCTCTTATGAAAGATGCCACCAGCAATACAATAACTGGGGGCACGAGCGCCACTTTTGAAACAGATGGCGTTGAGATTAAGAACGGTGTCCATATGGTTGATACTACGGAATCTGATTTTACTGTCAGACCCAATATCACCATAAAGAACCGGGCTCACACTCTCTTACCTACAGGAATTTACACGAAGGGGAAACGCGATGTTACATTGGTTATCCCAAAACTCCTGGCGGATAGTTCACTCGTTTTTAATCTTGTTAGGATTAATCTCGAAGTTCATCCAGAAACCACGGCCGCGGAATTACTTAATCTGCGGCTTCTTGGTTGCCAGTGTTTCTCTGATTCAGATATGGATAATTTCTATTCCTACGGATCTCTTAAATAGTTATCCCTTTATGGGATTTGATACACTATTTGGAGGCTAAGTAGGCCATATCATCAGGCGTGTCCTGTAAAACTTAACCATTGGTAATAATCATGGAAAGTAAAAGTAAGAAGAGGAAAGATCATGTTATTAAATATGATACCGACAAGGTGGCGACGAATATTTATTGCTGCCTTGCTAGGGACTTCCGTGCTTCGGAAGGTGCCGATTTTGTCCGCGATGCGGAAGTGGCTCTTACAACTGATATAACGACTTTCAGGCAAATAAAGTACCCCGAAAGGGTGAAATTGAAGCCATGGGAGCCGGCAATCAGTGTGGGCCGTTTCAAACGTATTGCACAGATGGAATCCGTGCTGAAGAAGTACCGTTTTGCAAAAGATATCTGGACCGACGATGAGCTCGAAAAATTGACTTTTGATAAGTACTTCAAAAGTCAGGAGCGCATTTCAATGCATAAACCGTACGGCAAACCTGCCCATATGGTTACAGCAAGAGCGCGGAAAATCGCGCGTCGGATCCTAGGCAGTTATTCTGCTGAAGATACTTTGAAGTATGCAAAATTTGGGAAGAAGAGCTCGATTGGATGCCCACTGGCGAAGTCATACATAGACTTAAAGTTGACAACGCCTGAAGCATTTACCGGCTCCACAGAGTGTTCTAGGTGGTTCTTTGAAAATTGTGTCAGTAATGACCCTTTGATGAGAGCCTTTGTTGAGAATTTGTGTTCGGGTAGTAAACCGTTCGACGAACTCAATCTAAAACATGAATCCCTGAACTTGATCAACGTCCCCAAAACCTGGAAGGTGCACCGCACGATTACGCCGCTCACGCTCCTTAGCTTGTTTTACAGCTACGGTGTCGGCGAGCAAGTAACGCGGAAGCTGAAAGACGCCGGGCTAGATATATCGAGACTGCAACAACGTCATCGTAAACTAGTCCGGCGATACAGCAGTAGTAGAACTCATGCTACTGTTGATCTGTCAGCAGCATCAGATTCGCTAACGAAAGTGAATCTTAACCGTATCCTGCCACGCGAGTGGTATCGGGCGCTTAGACCTACATTCACTCACCAGGTTGTTTATGGTGATGAAGAAGTCGAAGCTTATACCGAATCAGTTTTACCGATGGGTAACGGTCTTACATTTCCGGTTGAAACCTTGATATTTTACTGTATCATCAAGGCTATTGGGGAGCTACTCGGAGTTGAAGGTGTCTACTCTGTTTATGGAGATGACATAATTTATCCTTCCAGGGTTCATCGCTATGCCATGTGGATCTTTCCACAGTTAGGGCTGGAGATGAACGCTGATAAGACCTTCGTTGAGGCAAAATTCCGAGAGTCCTGCGGTGCTGACTTTTACCGTGGGCAAGATGTCCGCCCGTTCTTCTTACGCGGAGGCCATCAAATGCTTACAGCTTCACGCTATTCCGCCTTTCTCTATAAGACCATAAACGGCTTACTGAGAAGATGGACCTTTGAAGAGATTCCGCAAACTATACGCTACCTCATGATTGAGTTAGCTATGTTGCAGAAACCGATTCTGAGGGTGCCAAGTCTTTTTCCAGACACGGCCGGAATTAAATTTTCTGATCCAGGGGATAAATTCCCTGGCACTGAGCTTCTCGACTGGTCTCCTATTCGTTGTTTATTTGCGAATGGGTCACGCTGGTTCGAGTTTACCTTCCTTGCTGAATCTCCACGTCGGAGAACAGTTAAGGACGCGCGGCCGTACTACTGGCTGGCATTACAGGGGCTCGATGATACTCCCAAAAAGAACAACTTTTGGGATACCGACTATTCTGTATATTCTATTCCACCACAGCAACCATTACAATGGGAGCGGGTTAAAGTGAATAGGTTTTACACAGATAAAGACGGAAAGAAAAGACGCGTGAAACCAAAGAGGATTCTCACGACAACGTCGCGTGAGAGTCCAGCATTCAAGCTGCGCAAAGTTGAGCATCAAACACTCGACAAGCGCGGTAAGTTGATCAAACAGGATCTAATCTCTGATTGGATCTAAGCACCTATAACACTTCCGTAAAGATCCTCACCGACGGGTGAGGTCCTCCTATTTGGGGGCTGCTGTGTCGACAGAGTAGTCGTTGTGTTGCCTCGCAATACACCTCAACTATGAAGTCGATGTGACAGAACGTGGCCGCCGG